ATTTGTACCTGAAGATTAGATACAACGTTAACTGACATATAAGCAGTTGGTGACTCAAAAACTGTGAACGCTTCAGGCGCAATAATAAACGCTGATTCGTCAATAGTTGTTGATACAACATTTCTGTCAACAAATAGGTCTAAGCCCATTACGTTGCCCTTAGCCGATGTAGTCGCAGCGTTGCCCCCGTTATTCATCGGATTCGCGGCAGAATAAATTGGGCGCCCAGTTGAATCTGTAGCCCCAAGTAGCAAGCTCCATTGTGAGCTTCCTGCTAGGTAATTCTTAGCAAAGTAGCTTGAGTTTGTGTAAGCAAGTGGTGCCTCTGTTGAGATGTATGAAATGATGCCAGCTGATGTAGCTGCTACAGCTGTAGCTTGTGTACCGCCGGCTGTAAGAGCTGCAATTACTGCAGCATCGGTTACCTTGAGATAGTTATTTGTTAACTCATTAGTAATCGCATCATAAAAGCCAGGGTCAGACCTTTCTAAAAGCTCAATGCTTAGTGTTTGCATACCACTATACTTGGAAATACTTGAAGTCAAATATTCTGAGACAGCATCGGTATTAGATACTGCTCCACCTTCAGCTTCAACTGTTACCGTTGGGTAAGTTGTAAACTTAGGACGGTTAATAGTCATACCGCTAGCTGGCACGGTTTGGCGGTCAACGCACTCAAAAGCTGGACGGCCAAAATTACCCTGTGTGGATACGATTGACTGTAGATATTGAGTAGGTGTAAAGCCTAAACCTGCAGAGGAGAAATCATCGGCTGCAGTAACGAAAAGGCGTGATTCTTCATCGCCTAGTGATGCTTTTACTTTACGTGCTGTGTACGCGCCCATAGACGTAATATCGTGGCGTACTCTTTGTGAGTTTAATGCACTTGGCATAATGATTTTACGAGCTGCCTCTACTGTAGGTGCAGCCTGCTCTGGGGCATCTGTTGCCTCAGGTGCGTTTTCTTCGGGGGCTGTAGTCACAGCGGCCTCGCTTTCTGTTTCGGTTTCGGTTTCGGTTGTTGTTGAGTTTGTTACTGTGTTAGTTGTTGTAACTTTAGTAGTTGTTGACATAGCAGCATCTAGTGGCATCTCGCCAGCTTGAGCAGCAATACTTTGCACCGCAGCGCTAGTAAATGCGGCGCTCTCTACAAGTGACACCTCGCGTAAGGTGGCAGCGGTGACCAGGAGATAGTTATCTTTAGGCTCTGATGCGGTAACTTCCACACCAACGGATAGGCCATCCATTAACGCTTCCTGGGCTAGCAAAATTGCATCATTACCACGTGAGCTAGAGCTAATCTTAAAACTTGCGTATAAACCATCGCTTGCGCTGTTAATAGTTTTCATACGTCCTACAGGCTTTGTATTATCGTGAGACATTAAAAGTTTAATTTTGTCAGGATTCTCGGCGCTGATTGAATTAGGAGCAAACACAACGCGGCCTGCACTTGTGTTACCTACTTCTCCATATGGCGCAATTTTGCCAGCGATGATGCGGCGCTCACCACTATCTACCGCTTGTACTACTCCACTAAACGTTAATAGCATTAGTGCCGTTCCCTTCATTAAGGCCCATTGGGCTTAGTTGTTCCATACTTTGAGCAGTTTGTAAATCTATTAAACCTAGATTAAGCATTTTTTCTATTGCATCTAAACGAGCTGCAGTATCGGCACGTAGGAAAGTCTCATCTAGGGCAAAGCGCACTACGTTACCGTGTGCAGTAATATCATCCATAGATAAGCGATTTTCAATAGCGCTAATAAACGGCTGTAATGAATAAGCTACAAACTCTTTACGGCCATCTAAGATATTTTGGTAAGTCATTGAATTATTCATATCCGCGCTTATGTAATATGCAGGTACGTTCATTAAACGCGCTACCTGTGTGGCTAAGTATTGGCTAGCCTCGTTGTACATCATATCTTTAGGACTAAAGCCAATATTTTGCACATCGAGAGTGCTAGTGAGGTAGGCCGTTGACCTGCTACTTCTCGCGGCCTTCCAAGCGGCTAAGATTCCGCTAACTTGTGCTTCAGGCAGGTCAGCACCCGAGTTTTTTATCACAGAGGTGGCCATCGGTGTTGCGGCTGCAACACTTGCTGCTTTTTCAATATCTATAGCAGCTTGAATTGTACGAGCGCCTGTCTCTAATACTCCAGGTAACAAAGACTGAAAAGTAACAAGTGAACCAATACCCGACATAGGAGCGCGGGCGCCGTTAACGCTGTAATACTTTACGGCCTCGCCTGTTTCATCTGTTGTTACTGTTACGCGAGTATTAGCTACCCACTCAAAACCGCTAGGCCGTCCATCATCTGCATACAAACTTGTAACGCGCCAATAAGCAACGCCGTAAAATAGTAATGAATCAACTGTATAAGCAATAGTTACGCTACGTGGCTGGCGCATATCAGGTTGGTCAAGCCATAGTGGAGATTCAAGCTTTACGCCTGTAGATTTTTTATATAACTCTAAATCTATACTTGAGATTACGCCGGCAATTAAGTTACGGCATCTTCCTACTGCCGGTACTTGTAGCGCAGTAAATCTATCCATAAACGGCGCACCGTTACCACTTGCATAAAGGCCACCGTAGCTATAAACACCAACGCCGTAACCTTGTGACATAACGGCAGGGGCCAGCTGGGCTGTAACATCTTTTTTAGCTATGCCTAAAGTTTGCAATATACCCATAGGGCGAATTGTAGGTTATCCACAAGCAAAACGTTTACTTAACCTTCGGCGTGTCTAGATGTACACCTTAGGCTGAGATATTGGCTTATCAAGATGCAACGCCAGCATAGCCATACCGATAACAGCTGCAACTGAGCCGCTAGATTTTTTACGGACTACTCTCCAGGCTGAGTCATTACTTTTAGCTGCTACTGAGTCCATAGCTAGGTTGAGGGCTGGTTGGTCACCGTGAACGACCCTACGGTTATCTATCGCGTCCTTGAAAATTGAACACGCATTATAAAACTGGGTACCGCTGCAGTCCTCCACTTTAACGCCGGCATTATGGAGCCTGTCGGCAATATGCTGGCCTGTAAACTTGTCGAACAATACAAGCTTAGGTAGCCACTCATCGCAATAGGTCTTTATGTCAGCTGCTATTTTTAGTTGGTCAATCGCTCGGTCAGATTCCCACGTTTTAACAAGGCTAAGGCCTATGCGCCCATCGGGCATAACGGCCCCTGCTACAAGTGAGGCGTGGCGGCCTGCGTGTGGCTCAATATCAAAAGCAAACATTGTGTACATACCTGGCGCCATAATAAGAGACGTATCGGCGCACTCCTCCCAGCTTCCAGGTGTCCAGGGGCTAGTGTCTGTTCCTATCCATTTGCACAATGTCTCGGTCATTACAGCTGCGTGTGTACTCGTTGCGATTATTTCCTCAATCGCCTCCTCAGAAATTAGCGTTCCTAAAGACGGGTTTGCCATAGCCCAGTTAGCTCTATCCCATATGTCACAGTTATCCGGAGCGCTGTACTCGTAATAACCAACTGACTTAGGCGGCTTGCTTAGCGAGCGCTCGCGCATCTCATTTAGCACGTGACTCTCTTTATGGCCCGCGTTGCTAGTGTAAAAGCGCTGGCTATTAGGACGTGTGAGCGTAGTTGACTTAACGGCATCTAGGGCCTCTACTCCGCACTCGCGTAACTCATCTACCCAAACACAATCGGCACTAAGTCCACGCGCTGAGTCAGTAGTAGCTGCAACTACTTTAACCTCAGCTCCATTTTCTAAGATTATGCGCTCATTACCATTAGTGCGCTTATATGCCTTGTCTATGTTGCCACCTTTGACCTGGGCTAAGAGGTGTGGGGTGCGCTCAATAATGCCTGCCATTATCTCTAACGACTTAGAGGCCATCTGCCGTTGAGAGGACATTATTAGGATATTGCGCTCACCAAAACAGAATAGGCCTGCCAGTACGCGCATCCGCATCATATGACTTTTCCCGGACTGCCTTGCACACACAAATAACGCAGACTTTTTTATAAACATATTTTCATCGTCAACGGCGCACATATCGGTAAGGATTAGTCGCTGCCAATCGAGCAGGGGCTGGCCGATAGATTCAGCTAGCGAAACTATCTCATCTATGCGTGATTTTGTATCGAGCCAGGGCGTGTTAAGCCGTGGATGAGTTGCCCCTCGTAAGGGCTGTTTAACTTCGGTTAGCAATCGTCTAGCCCCGCTGTAAACCGCGGGTCATAGGGCCTACGTGAACCGTTTCAACCACTTTTGGGGAAAAAGAGGACGA